ACATTGAAATGTTTAGACATCCAAGTTATTATAAAAAATTACGCGAGCGTAATAAATCAGACCGGGTCATTAGCGAGCAACAGGCGACGGCTTCAAGCATGCGTGCACCTGGTCTGGGCCACAAGCAACAAGCTTCAAGCAGCAAGCAACAAGCTTCAAGCTCCAAGCGACTCAAATAACAGGCCACAAGCTTCAAGCTCCAAGCACAAAGGTTCAAGCTTCAAGCCCCAAGCTTCAAGCGCCAAGATTCCTGACCCTGGAAAAAGTTTCACGGACCTTTGACCGAGGTGCTCTACCAAGATAAAACTGTTCTTCGGATGCTTAACATGAAACGCAATTTGATGCGGACTGAAACGAACTTTGTTACTCTTCGTAACTTTTAACTCGACAGTGAAAAAGGTGCCAGAATCATTATAGCCCAATAGATCAGGAGTGCCGGATAAGCTAAGATTTTCAAGTCTAATCCACGATATTTTAGGTATAGATCTTTTAATTTTTTCATATAATTTTCGCTCAGGTTTCAAGGTAACTAGGGCTTTCTATTCCGGGTTGGTAGGAGCGATAATTACTTTGTCGTTCGTAGGTTTAAATACAACACGAACAGAAGTTTGTCCAATAATATTTGACTCTTGCACTTCAATTCTTCTGACTTCTTCTAAGTGTCCACCAACTTGCATATACACCCTAGCATTTGAAATAGCATTTCCTTTTTTACCATTGGTAAACTGATCAAGATACTCTTGTAGATGCTTTACGAACATTCTCTAGTTCCTCTCTTAATTGTCCATTTAACTTTCTGTGACTTTCATTGATAGCTTCTAACTCTTTAATTCTATCTTTTAGTCTTTGAATTATCTCTTCCAAATCGTTATCTCCTTTCTTTTCCATAGTTGACAATATAGGATAGTTACCTTAAATTGTCAACTATGGGTTTACCAAAAAGACTTACAGAAATGCAAATGAGATTCGCTGAATACTATGTATACGGTGATGAGAACGGACCAGTGACTAAGACAGAAGCTGCGCTGAAAGCAGGGTACAGTCCAAAGAGAGCTAGACAGGAAGGATCAGAACTTACAAACCCAAAACTATCTCCACTTGTAGTTAAATACATGGGAGAACTGAGAGAAGAAAGAATTAAAAAACATGAAGTAACCTACGAAGGGCACATCGCAGAACTTGCAAGGCTTAGAGAAGCCGCTTTGAAAAAAGGATCATTCTCTTCAGCAGTGAATGCGGAAGCAAACAGAGGAAAAGCAGCAGGACTATACATAGATAGGAAGATAATAAAAACAGGAAAGTTAGAGGACCTATCAGAACAAGAACTAGAAGCAAAGATGAAACAGATATTAGACGATTACGGACAGTTAATAAACGTAACTCCGACATCTACAACTTCTGAATCTTCTTTACCCAAGCCCGAGGAATCATCGTCCGATCCCCAAAAGTAAATCCATCTTCATCCTTATCGTAAGACGCAAACAACTTAATAGATTTTTTATCTTTAGAATATAACCAACCTTCATTAACTGGTTCTGCTAATTTCATCTTATCAAATTCTTTTTCGGTAGCCCAGCCCGAGTCGCTGATACAATCGATCCACTCCACTCGAACTCTCGGATAAGGTATATCGGGAGCACTGTTAGCTGCAATTCTTTTTCGTCTTTTCCTGGGCATAGATTGTTTTACTATATAAGGGTTTTAAAATAAATAAGTATATATCTACTTATAGTAAATATGACGAGGAACGTGGAACTTTTCTTCTTTTCTGATTATTATCCTTATATACCAATGCCTATTTAGTTCCATGAAAGTTCCAGAAGTTCCATGAGATTCACTACTTTTAGACTAGTCTGCCTCTTTTCTGCCATAATGTCGACGCATTGCTGCCATCTTATCCTCGGCTCCTGAAATTTTTCGTAACAAACTGTCAACCTCACCAGTGATATCGATATGCTCCGGTATGATTATAGGCCTGTCAACTAGCGTGCTAATCTTAAACTTAGCATCAGCAATCTCAGCTTCGTACTTAGCTACCATTACTTGATATAGTTTATCCTGCATTTAAGTCCTCCTTTAAATTTTTTTTATTAAAAATAAACCCAGACATACCCAAAGATAAATTCCATGGTTTTAAATCATAGTTATTCACAGTTGTTCCTTGTAGAGCGTCTTTTAATTGTTTTAAGGATTTTTTGCCAAAATTTGGCATTCTTAACATTTGACGATTTGTTTGTTGAATAAGTTCACCAATATACTGTATGTCTTCATTTTTTAAACAATTCATTGCTCTCGTAGAAAGTTCCAATTCGTAAACAGGTAGGCTTAATATTTTAGAAAAATATAAATCTTCTATTCTTTTCATCTCTTCTGTAATAACAGAATTTAAACTTCTTAATCTTTGATATATTTCTAAATCTCTTTTGTCTGCTTTTTTTATCATTTTATAAACTCCTCTGCTTTCATTGGTTTGGTTTTTTCTTTTTCATCAAACATTAGGTCATGATACATGTCTAATCTTTTTAAAAATCTATGTTTTGCTTGCCTTAATTCTGCCCCATTTACTACAAATTCTTGATAGTATAAGTCAGGAGTACATACCATTATAATACCCTGTTCAATATTAGAACCGTGCACATAGTCGTGCGCCATACAGTACGCAGCAATTTGTAAGAAATAGTCATCTATCCATTCTTCTTTCTTTGGCCTGTTCGATTGTTTAAAATCTACAATAGTATCTTTGCCATTGTGAGTGCAAACCAAGTCAGTAGACCCAGCATAAAGCCCAGGATAGTATAACGTAACTTCACTACCATAATACTCTTCCACTGGCGTAAGACCCACATCAATAATTTTTTCGGCCATGGCTTTCGCCTCCTGTCCGATCCCTGTAAGATCATCGTACCCAGTACCGAGTATATGGTGTTCCAAGAATTTATGCATGGCTGTCCCCCGATTACTAGATAAGTTTTTGATTCTGTCTGCTTCTGCTTCTCCAACTTTGGCCTTCCAGTCTTTTATAAATTGTTGGTTTTTGGTTTTGCCTAATATAGTAGTTACAGATGGAAGTCTAGCACCAAGTATATCATAGGTCCGTGATCCGTGTTCCTCGACTCTTGTGCCACTAACATAGTCGTACTTATCATTATACTTAATCGCTTTACCTATATTATGGTATTCTCTTATGTCTTCATCACTCATCATTTTTGAGTCTTCTTCCATTTATTATAACCTTTTAACCAATTAGGATTTCCGTCATCATTATCTTTACGACCATGAACAAACTCCTCAGCATTATCGTCCGTTACTTTTTTAAATATCTCGTCATACCTTTTACGGTACAAATCGTTGGAAACCCTTGATTTTCCATCCCATTTTCTACCTTTATCTTTACTCATTTTAACCTATTTATTATGTAATATATTATTAACAAAGCTATCAACACGCAAAACATGTTATAAAAAAACATACCTACACCAAAAGCAAACGTCATAGCTTCTCCTTTAGTTCGTCAAGATATTCTTCTTCCTCAGTCTTTTCTTTTTTCAACATACCTTTTCGAACTTGTGATAATGGCGCTGAGTCGTGAACGTTGCCACTAACTGATACACGCACACAGTCAGATTGATATGGACTGACCCAATGTTTTAACCATGCAGGAAATATAAACATATCTCCTTCTTCAGGAAAGAATGAAGCATAAGTCACTGCATCTCTTGGCCCTTCACCGTATATAAATTGTATACCACCAGGTCCACAACTCTTGCCCTTATACTCTTTGTTTTCTTTTTTTAATTTATCAGGTATCGATAAATATATTACAAACGATAATTTACCATCATGATCGTGCGGTGGATTAAATTCATATTGTCGTTGAAAATTACACCACAAAGCACTTAACGCATACTCTGGTTTATGTTCGTACTCTTTGTTTTGATAACGTTGAAAGCATTGATCATATACACCTAAATACGGTGATAGATAAGGTATAATTATATCTCTTTGTTTTTCATTATAACCACGTTCTTTTGCAATCTGTCCTGCTAGTCTGTGCCTAAAATCCTCTTCACTTTTTTTAGCTTCATCTAACAACACTTTTTTAAAATCATCTAATATTTTTAATTTAATAACACACGGTCCCCAATTTAATGTGTTGACCGATATTTTTACTTTGTCATCTTTCATTCTAAACTCATTGCCTCCTTATATTTTTTTAAATCTACGACTTTACCGTTTACCACATGGTCTGGTTCGTAATGATCTATTATCTTTTCTATACCATGTAATTTTGTTTGTGCATATGGCCAAAGAAGTCTTGCAACTTGATACGCATCTCTAAAACTACAACGCCATACATATTGTGTTAAATACTTTGTACCGTTTTTACGTAAACCTTTTCTTGGTTTGACTCTTACAGATCCAACCCCCAATACATCATGCACCCAATAGATTACACTCTCATCGGTCATGGCTATCTCCATAGAGATACGATTAGTGTATGTAGTTCTGTATCCTTTACCTTTTGGATTCTTACGACTCTTGTGATTCTTTTTCTTTTCTGTATATTTTTTTACTTGTACGCAGCCTTCACCATCAAACAATCCAGCGATATAAGCTACGTCAGTTTCACTAATCATCTAACCCTCCTGGTTTCCGTGCACGTACTCCCAAGAGAGCAAAGGCTCGAATACTCAGGGTATGGTTTTAGCAATCCCGATATGTAACCTCCAGAGGTGTTTAGCGCGAAGCATTTTTTTTCACCTGGAGCTCGTCCTTTTCTATACTGTAAAATTTTATTTAGCATCATGTTTTATAATCCATCTTAATGTTGACGTAGTAGGATCAAAACTATCAAAGTCTATTCTAGTGCAGTTTGTTAGAAGGACCATCATCGATAAGATTATCAGTAACTGTCTCATAAAACTCCCCCTCTGAATCACAATCCCAGCATTGATGCACTTCGCTTTTATCTCTAAAGTCTACCGCAGGATCGCCATCAATTTTTCCAACTCTGATATAACCGTTCCCTTTACAAGTGGAACAGATCATTTTTCTAACTCTACTTACTTTTAGCTTTGCCATTTAACTTCTTCGCTTTCTCGTTTGCTATTGCTTCTATTGTTTTAGATATAGACAATTTAGCGTCGGGCAATAATACCTTCGACAACTTATCTAAAATAGCATATGTTTCTTTTGTTAGTGAAACATTTTTGTATTTACTCATGTCAGTCATTTGTTTCCTTTCATAATTTAAGGACCTAATATAGGTGATATTATAGGATTGTCAATGAAATTTTTATTAAGTTTAATTATTTGTTCACAAGTTGCGAACACTTGTATGCCAGCTTATCAATGGCCGGAACAATTTAATAGTTCCTATGATTGTATGATGTTTGGTTATGAAGAATCTATGAATAAAATGCAAGAGATTGGCAGGACAGAGGCTAACAAACACGGTATATTTATTCGGTTTACCTGCACACCAGTCAACACTATTTGACATTATGGCAAAATTATGTTATGGCGAGATATCTTCTCACCATTTACCTACTTCGTTTCTTTCCCTTTATTAGTTAGCGGGGTAGGTGTTTCATTATTCCACATTAATAGTAATAAGATTATTGGTAAATATAAAAGCAGTATCGCACTACTCGCAAATAAAACCTTGAATAGTACCTCTACCATCATTTAACACCCAACCTTTTGTATCAACATATTTTGCTATTGTTTCTCTGTGATCGTCTGCGAACATTAGACACTCGTGTACTTCCATTGGTCGAGTAAAATCCAGTCTCTCTTTTATTAACGTTCCATCGAACAACAGAACTAATATTATTAATGTTTTTGCCATAAGACCACTCCCTAATTAAACTATACCAAAGATCTTTGTAGTATGGATCCTTGGTTTTATTCCAAAGAATTGCAGCCTCGTCAATCTGTTTTTGACTTATCATTTGTACTTGTGCCCCAAGTTAATACT